TTTTAAAAATCCCATTGTCTTAATTCCTTATCTCTAGGGGGTTATAGTTTGTGCCTGATGCAAATTTTTCAAGTTTTCTATTTTCATTCATATCTAATTCCTGGATGGCAATCGCTGCCGTTCTCCAAGCATCAGCATAATGTGATGAATGATCGTGTACTGGCTTTGAAAAAACTCGTTGTTTATCCAACCATTTTCTATGATACCATTTCATTGCATCCAAAAATGGTTTGCAATTAGAACGGTCAATATAGGTCTTGGCTAATAATATCTGACCCGCATGAATACCATCTTCTATTGGTAATTTTGGACACACCTTAATTGGTCGCATTCCCATGGAGAACGCATATTCTTTTCTTGAATGTCCAGTAGATAACTCTCGTTGTTCTATGTCATGCGGAAAGACATAATTGCGGATATTATATCCTGTTTTTTTAACATAATCGGCGTAATGGTCAAGTGATTGATTTGAATTTGCATAACAATCTATCACATAGAATGCTCTTCCGATTTGTTGTGTAAATAAAATTACTGTTTGATCACTTATTCCTAAATCAAAATAACAATCAACAGGATAACCTGGATCATACGGATAATGAGAAATCTTTTTTTCATCTTCCATCTTTTGAATTATTTTTCCGTACACCGATCCTGATATATTTGCCGTCCACGAACATTCAAACTCTTGCATGTACTGATCTTCGGTCATCAGTTTTTTTGCTGAGTCTAATTCTCCTTTAGGTACTAATCCTGTTTCACTTGCTTTAAAAGTACATGTGTACCAATCAGAAAGTGATTTTGCCTCTTCGAATAGATCATAAAAACTATTCATTCCTTGCGGTGTTCCAATAAAGCAAACTTTACCCATACGGTCAGCTATTGCTGGTCTGATAACTTCTGGAAACATTCTGCTATCCATTTGTGCATATTCATCGCAGACAACAAAATCAAAGTATTGTCCTCTAGCACTATCGGGATTTTCTGCACCAAATAAGGTTATACGAGAATTATTAGGAAAATCAGCACGCAGCTCTGTTTCATTAAACTTCATGCCAGGTATTTTTCTTGAAAATTCTTTTAAATAATCCCAAGCAATCAATTTTGCTTGCACCCTCGTTGGTGAAAAGAATGCTCCTCTAAAATTTTTTTTATCGCTGGTTAATGCCATCTTGATAAGATGGTTAATAGCGAATACGGTTTTCCCAGCTCTACGGTGCATTACTGCTACAGCAAATCGGTATTTACCTAACGCATCGTGTAATTCATGTTGTTGGGGTCTGGGAGAGTAAGGTATTTTAATTATTTGCATTTGTTTGTTCCCATCTAAATTTTAATTGTGCATGAACAGGTTGCCACACTCTGTTTTTTCTTGTAGTCCACCCTTTGCCTTCTTTAAAAGGTTTTGTTTCAGATATTTTTTCCCACCCTACAGCTTTCATACTAGATCCACTTTCACTTGCTAAAGTGTAAGTTAAAATTTTTTTTCCACCCATAGCTTGCCATATTCTCCATGCTCTACCATATAAAAATGAACAAGCATTTTTGGGTGCAGGATCTTTAATACAAACTCTTAATACTTCTACAGTATATTTTTCGTCTAAATGTCTTGATACAGGTCTGCCTATAATAGCAACACCTACCAATTTGTTATTATATAAAGCACCAATACTAAATTTATGTCCTACACATTTTTTATTATGCCTATGGTGTGTTGTTATAAATTCATTAGCTTCTTTTAAAGTTAGAGGGATTACTGTAAAATTCATTTATTTTTTATTCCACTTTTCTTTTGCTTGTAAAGTCCATTCCTTAAAAGATTCTTTGCTAATTTCTTTTTTTACAAGAACAGCTCCTTCAGGAACTTCATTATATAATTTTATAATCTTTCCCTCATCGCTTATTTCTACATAGGCTGGGGAACAGAAAGCATCTTTTGGAAACTTTTTATCCCTCTTTAATAATCTTTTTTCTTTTAAACATTCTCCCACATTCGCCATCGGCACATATTGCGTCATTTGTGTTTCTTGGTCATTCATGTTTCCAAAAATAAATAAAATTATTACTGAAATAATTTCCATTATTCCGCACCCCCATTAGCACGCACCTTGTCTTTTAGTGTTTCCACATCTTTTTGTAATTTTGAAACTTGCTCTTTTAGGAAATCAATATTTATTTTATTATTAATCATTGACTCTAACTCTTCTTCCATTGTAGCATTTTGTGTTCCCAACCATTCCAGGATCATTGTCTGTTCCTGATCGACTGGTGTCTGCTCCGCTTTTTTAAGAAGATCTGCTTCCATAAGTTGTTTTGCTGTTTCTAATTCTGTAATTCTTTGAATCAAGCCAAAGTAAGCCCAGGTTCCTATAGCGACAAGTGTGATGAGGCTAACAACCGTTTTAAGCGGCATTTGCACATTGGTGCTATCTGAGATTTTCATTAGTGTACGGTATCCTCGTTATTTGGTGGTAAGGAAACATCAGTTATATTTAAGGCAGCAATAATAAACCTAGCAGCCATTAAGGCATCTTCCTTGTCATTAAAGTTTGTTAGTTCAATGTTTACTTTGTTATTCTTTTCATCGTAGAGAACTACGGCTTGAAGAAGGTCTGTGTTTGTTTGCATGAGTGTCTAAAAGTCCTATGTATATATTTTAAATCCCCCAGGATTAAATGGGATGGATCGAGGTTAAGATATTTTGAAAAAACAATATAAATAAATGAATTTACCTCGTTCAATCGTTCAGCAATCAGTTAATCATTGGCTTATTGCTTTTCTTTTCCTGGTTATCGTCAAGCTGTTCGTCAAGTTTATTAACCGAACTCTTTATCGCATGCGTGGAAGCTTCGCCTTTGCGTTCCGACAAACCATCATCCCACACTATTTTAATAACTGGATCTCCTACATTAGTTATAGTCTGCTTATCTCCGAACACAGCTATCAGCTTACTAGCCAGCCATCTACCATGATTAAGTCGTTCTCTTAATAGCATCACCTCCTGGGGTGGTGTTTCCCTGTCCAATAGATCCTGGCATTTATCCAGCCAGGTCATTGCACCAATTCGTCTTGCCTCTGTTATTGTTTCCTTTAGTTCCTTATCCTTATCCATCCATTTATAGATAGTAGCCAGATTAGGCATATCTTTGGACTTGCAGATGCTAGTAAGGGTATTTCCTAACTGTAGGTTTTCCGCTATTTTTTGCAATAATTCCTTTGATCTCTTCATAATTCTTATCCTTATATTGTATTAAATTTTGTAAAGCTCTTATTTTTCCTTCTAAACTCTTTGGACCAGTCGATAAACCACCATGATAACGACAAATATATCTCCCATTATTCTGCTTAATTCCTTTGCATTGGCATTGATTGCCATCATATTTTCGCTTTGCCTGGCATTGTATTTTTTTACTTGGTCTGCCTGTCATAATTTTTTTTATATTTATTTTATTCTATGTATTGACTTATAGTGTATATACTCTAATAGATTATATATGATTAATTTTATTATTTATGGCATTGTTGACAATGGCATCATGATACTTGGAGCAATGACAGGATTGTCATTAGAAAAGTATTTACCCAAAAAACTTAAAAAAGGTTTGGGTGCTGTTATTGGTGCTGGTCTTGGCAATGCTTGTTCTGACTTTTTAGGTGGAATGTCCACCTTATCTTATTCCCTGGCAATAGGAACTTGCCTAGGATGTTTAATTGGTCTTGTTTTCATTCCAGTATTAGTTTGGCTTGGAAAATTAAGACAAATAAAAAAAGGAGCTTAAAAAATGACTATGAAAAAAATAAAAAATAAACCTTTAACAAAAGGCAAAGGATTAAAAAGAACTACACCTAGACCTTTAACAAGAGGAACAGGATTAAAAAATATGTATTATGCTTATTACAATGACCAAACTGTATTAGGTTTGCCAAAAATAGTAAATAATCAAATTCAAAGTGTTAAATTTTATTTTGATAATAAATCTGACATAAAAAAAGTAATTAATTACCATGTTAAAACTAAATGGTGGTTAAAAGATATTAAAGAAAATACAGTTATTAAGAATGACAAGTAGTTATTTAAAAAAACTTGGTAAAAGAAAAGCCAGCACTCATGGTAGATGTGGAAGCAAAAAAGAAAAAAGATTAGCTTCTAAAGGTGTGAGAAAAGAAAATAAAAAAATTAAATATAACCCTCTATTTATTCAATAGGGGGTTTTTTTTATCCTCTTATAGTGTATAAACATTTATATGACCGCTGCTGAACTTAAAAAATTTTTAAAATCTAACAACATGAGCCAGGGTGATTTATGCCGACTAATTTATAACAGCTCGGACCAATCAGATAGAACTATTGTTTCCAGGTGGATAAATAAATCAACGACCGTTCCTCGATGGTTACCACAATTATTAGAATTATATAAGAAAACACAAAAATCTTAATTATATCTTTTTTTTAGCATTATTTTGTCAATCATGTCATTAACTTTTTTATTATTGGAATGAAGCTGCAACCATAACCGAATATAGATCATTTCTTCTTCCCAAATTTTTTTAATTTTATGCCGACTATATCCGAACATACGACCGATGTTCGACCAAGGAAAGCGCCTAGCTCTTAACCATATAATTTTTTTTGTGTCTATATCCTCAACGACCGATCGTAATATTTCGCTAGCAATCCACCATCTTGTAACTTGTCTTTGTGTAGGTTTAACTTTAAATTCTGACTTATGCCAAGAATGCTGGTACATCTTCTCTTGTCGGTAATCCATCCAATAGGTTGTGCTTGCTTTTTTAAAGGCTGGTGGAAGCCGTCTATCTATTCTAGCTGCTTCTTCAAATAAAAGAATAATATCGTGGGTTGTTATGTCAGGCATCCAAGCGATCTAGCGTAATGTTCAGCTCGCTTTTTTTGTTCTTCGTCAAAACTATTATATAACTTTAAAAATGCCTCTGCTTTCAAGGGATCATCAGTCTTTTGTAATATTCGTTGTGCTATCATTTTAGGGTCATTGTATCTTAGCTGCTTTCCCTCTTTTACTTTTTTATACCCAGCATGTGAGTTCTTTACGATATTATTTATACTCTTCTTTATTAATGGATTAATTACTGGATTAGTGTGACAATATTGGGGGGATATTTTGGACAATTCTGTCATGACATTCTTTTTATCTTTAGACAACTTTGTCATAACAATCTCATACCGTGTAGAACGACCAGGTTTTCCTTTTTCCAATATGCGTAAATACCCACAAGCAATTAAACTGTTTAATCCACGAATGACTGATCGTTCATGTAAATTAGAATCAGTAGCAATACGACTATGACTAGGAAATAGAGCTTTAGTCCTGGAGTTCTCTCTATCCAATAAAAAGACCATAATTCTTCTACCAGACGCATTAACTTTCGGATCAGCACAAACTTCTTTCAATAAGTTCCATTTATCAAGAAAAGCCATTTACTGACCATTAATTTTATCAAGATTAACTGGTTCTTTACCTAAATGATATATAACCGATGTGTGATCTCGCTTTAAAAACTGACCAATCTTCTCTTTTGTGCAGTTAGTATTCTTAAAAACTAAATGACAAAAATCTCGTCTTGCTTTAACTAATTCACGATCTCGTCTTTTTCCGACTAATTCTTCAATCGTAATATTATAGTATTTGCAAACTTTATAAGCAGAGTCAAATAATCCACCCTTAATTGTAGCCTTTGGATAATCAACCAACATACGCATAACAGAGGGTTTATTAATAAATAACTTTAATAATCTAATTTCATTATCATTTAATTCTTCAGACATAGATCCATCCATTTCTTGAATTGCGGATTATCCCTTAAAACTTGGACAATTCCTTGACTAAAACCATTGACATGATTTTCTTCATCTAATCCCTTCAAAGCATATTGTTCATAAATAACATGACAAATTTCATGCCATACCAACAAACAACTATACGCATTATTATGATGAACTATGGTTTCGTCTAATACGATAAGCTGCTTGCTAGCATGGTATGATCCCTCATCCCCAGCAATATCGGACAAGCCTTCTTTGGAGGATAGATGAACATCAAATGATCCGACTTTAATCTTACTGGGTAAGGAAATCGTTTGGGGTGACTTTGCCATTGGTTGCCTTGTAAATAATAGCTAGGTTCTTTTGGCTCGGAAATGCCGATCCTTTAATCCAACGATGGACCAACCTAGCGGGGTTTGTACTATCTGCAACCTGAAGTCTTTTCGCTAATTCTCCAAGAGTTTTTATATTGTGAACTATTTGCCATTCCTGAAGAGTCATAATAGCATTTTTCTCTACACGAATTAGCATTAGTTGCAAAGTCAAAAATTAAAAAAAATATCAATAGCATTTAATGCTAATAAGTATATAGTCTATAAATGGCTATCAGTATAATACTGTCAGAATTAAGGAAATCCATTAAAAATAGTGGCTTGCAACAAATAGAAATAGCCAAGATTATTGGTGTAAATGTTATCCACTTAAATAAGGTATTGAACGGAAAAGCTGGCTTAACGTCAAATATAGTAAAAAAACTAGCAAATATTAAGATATTACATATAAACGAACACGATTTATTATATCCAGACTGTAAACATAAAGAATTAACAACATTTGAACAACATTTTTTAAAAATCCTTGAAATTCCAAGAAAAAATATAAATTAGCAATTATTGCAAATTAATATTTGACGACACTTTGCACAAAATGCTAATTGCGTTCCTAATATGTTTAGGAATTGTTCATGACAGAGGATATTCAGTATATTCCTGATTATTACCTAGCAGTAAATCTTAATCACTTTTCTCCAACACAAATTAATAAACCAAATGATGTTTGGTTTCACGATTATATTTTCAGGGATCAAGATTGGAGAAGATCTGCAAAGATACCTAATCCAAGCATGACGGCTGGGAATGCTGCGCAAGATGGTGTGAATGAATATGTATTTGAAAATAAAAATAGTCGTGAAGCACAAGCGTTTGGCATTAGAAAATACAAAAAAAATAAATTTTTATATTCCGATGAAGTTTTAGAACATTACAAAAAGAACCTGGAGGTTATGGGTGCTTGTATTAATAATGGCATCAGAGCTTTAGATGAAGTTGGTATAAAAAAAGAAAAGAAAGTATCAGCCGAATTATACTGCGAATACTTTTTTCCTGGAATAGAGATTCCTACAATCGGCAGAACCGATTTAATGGCAACATCAAAATATATTATTGAATTAAAAACAAAATGGTTTTCAAAAAAATTATCTAAAGGATATATTCCTAAAGAACCAGATTATAGATATTTATGCCAAGTTGCTTTTTATTGGAAAGCAACGGGATTAGAGCCTATTCTTATTTATCACACAGGCATGCCATCAAAAGATAGGTCCACAAAAGAAATTAAAAACGAATTTACAATTTTTTCAAAAGATAATTGCGAGCTGATGACACCAGAGGCATTTGATGATTATTTAGAAGATTGCCGTAGAACATTAATGGCAAGACAAAAACTTTTACAATTATCATCTGATCCAAAGGAAATAGCAAAATATATTCAACCAGATTTTGACCACTTTATGTGGCGAGATTTGAATGAAGAACAGATGAAGGAGGCTAAAGCTCTATGGGAAATGTAATACCTTTATTGAAAGAAAAAATTATTTGCACTTCAGACGACTGGAAACGCATGGATAGAGAAGATGCACTTAAAAAAGAATGTGCTGAAAATAAAAATAAAAAAATTGGTAAAAAATTAAAATGGGTGTGGGTACATATCCTTACAACTACAGAGAATAGTTAATGAGTAAAAATTTTAATAGTATCTTGGCAGACGCAACAAAAGAATTAGCAGAGTTGGATGTTAAATTAAAAGCACCAACAAAAGGCGGAAAAAAATATACGATGGTTGCTGACCGAGTACGCATATTTAGAAAACATTTTGGAATAGAAGCAAGAATAGACACCGAACAAGTTTATGATGGTGATTTTGTTCGTTCCGAAACAACCATTTGGATTAATGGCGAAATGGTTGCTAATGGCATTGCTGAAGAAAATAGAAATTTTGGCATGATTAATAAAACAAGTGCAGCAGAAGTATCTGAAACGAGTTCTATTGGTCGAGCATTAGCAAATTTAGGATTGCAAGGCGGTGAATATCCGTCTGGTGATGAAATACTCATAGCCATTAAACAACAAGGTCAACAGCCAAAAGCTGTTACGAAAAAGACTGGTCAATCTTCTAGTGGCAATAAGGCAAATGGAAGTAGCTCGCAACCTGGTCAGTCTTTACCGCCAGGATGGGATAAATTGAAAAAAGCTGATCAAGTACAATTCTTCGCCGAATGTCTTAATAAGGCTACTCATCCTGGCAACTTACGGGAAATTGTCACCAAGTTTAAATCTTGGAAAGAATCATTGACCGAAAGTGATCAACAAGAGTTGGGAGCAATGTTTAGTGCGAGGAACAAGGAATTAAAAGGAGAATAAAATGGCAAAAGTAACTTTAATGATTAATCCAGGTAATCCCCAGCTTCGTGAAGTATGTGTTAGCACAGAAGGTCAATGTGTTGGACAATCTCTGATGTTTGATGACGATAAAGATAAAAGCGGTTTTATGTTTAAAGATAAAGAAGGTAATCCTGTTGATGTTAATATTCCTGCTGGAACAAAAGTTCATATATCAGCATGGAGTAATAAGAATAGAAACGATAAACCTTATTTTGGTGTTCAAATAGAGTCTTTCGAGGATGCTTGGAATAGACGACAAGCAGCAAAAGCAAAAAAATCACCTAGTGAAGAACCAACATTTTAATGGACTCCCAAAATACTTTGCTAGGTGCTGTAGAGGTTGGTCGTAAATTATTTAGCGGTCAACCTCTATCTAATGAAGCGTTGCGAAAAAGAATACTGCGCATGCGAGAGAATAATAAATTACCAATGGTTAAACTAGGAAAATCTTATGTCATTTCTGTCAGGAAATTAGAGGAATGGTTAAAGGAGAATAATTTATGACAGATTTATCATCTAAAGATTTAATATCTATTCCAGAAGAAATTGCAAAAGATCCATTGGTTAAAAAAATTGCTGAAAGAATGATTAATCGTTCCAACATGGGTATTAAAAAATATGGCAAT